CTCATCGTGTCCTCGGCTCGCTCGACGTCCTCGTCGTCGAAGTCCGAGTCCATGTTCTTGTGATCCTCGACGATCTGCGCCGACAGTGGTCCGGCAGAGTTGACTGCGTCGACGAACTTCTCGAACCAGTACGGGTTACTCTTACAGACCGTGATGATCTTGACGTGCGATCCGGACACGGCAGAAGCGTCGACTCGAGTGGCCTCGTCCATGCTCTTACCATCGTCGTCGTACCAAACCTTCTTATAGATCGAGTACGGGTTCCGAACGAACTCGAGCTCGCGTGTCGCCGTGTCGAAGATGTGAAAGCCCTTAGCGTCTTCGTAGTCAGCCCAGGTGAGCTCGTACGGAGCGCCGAGGTAGTTGATGTTTCTGTCGGTAGACTTGCGATGAAAGTGACCGGAGCAGACGACGTCGAACTTGTCGAACACGCTGCGGTCGAAGCCCTCGTGACTGGGCTGCCCTCGGTACATCTCGAAGCCCTTGATCTCAAGGTGTCCGAACAAGACCTGGGCGCGCGTGTCTCTCATCGCGGACATGCAGCTCGCGTAGTTTCCCGAGTTGATCCACGGCATCAGCATGACCTCGCACCCGTCGAAGTCGACCGTCGTAGGCTCGGAGACGATCCTCCCGTGGTCCTCTCGCGCGCGCAGGAGCTCGGAGAGAGCGTTGACTTCGTTCGTGTTGCGGTACGGCACGTCGTGGTTGCCGACGAGGTACCATACGTCGAGCTCTCGCATTCGGTCGAGAAACATCTCGTGGAACCGCCTGAGCGTCACGTAGCCGATGTACTTTCGTCGGTCCACGATGTCGCCTAGGTGAGCGACTTGAGTGACGCCGCGCTCGCGGAGAGTCGGGAAGAACACACCGTCATAGAACTTAGCGAAGTAGTCGAGGAACTCTCGACTGTCGTTCTTAAAGCCGAAGTGTGTGTCGGTGACTAGTGCGATCTTAGCCATTCGAGTATATTACACCGTCTTCTTTCGTTTGTCAATCTTCTTGCCCTTCTTCCTCTCTGCGACTCTCTTCTCAAAGTCGTCCATGAACTTATCCATCTGCTCCTTGGACCACTCTCCGTACATGAGGCTGCCGGCGTGCCTGTCCTCGCCCTCCACGCCCTGGGAGTCGCTCGTCATGTCTAGAAGCTCGGCGCGGCGAGACACCGCATACTTAGTGTATAGGTACTTCTTCTCGATCTGTATGCGTCGGACGAACGCCCACCATATGACCTGAGTGAAGTAAGCGAAGGGTCGCTCGGACTTAAGCGGGTCGAACGTCTTCACAGCGCTCAGAGCGTTCTCGATCCCGTCGGATATCATCTCGTCTCGGAACGTATAGTTCGAGAAGTTTGGTCTGTACGCGAGGTGGGTCGCAATCTTCATTATGCACTCGGCGATGTAGTTCGGCACTCGAGGCGGGTCGTCTGGAGTCTCGGATCGAACCGCACTGTACTTGACCAAGGCTTCAAAGAGGTCTTGGTTGTTTACGTACTCTATCTTTTTTCTAGTTGACATTTTGAACGACTCCATTATAATAGTCATTGACTCACAGGGTGGATTATATACTAGTGCAGGATCCTCTTTCGTACTGACTCGATCGAGGATCTATCATCGGGTGAGTCGCTCGACTCAATGTTACCACCCATCTCACTGACGTGCTTAGCTATAGACAGGTAGTGATCCTCTAGGTCAGGAGACGCCTCGACCATAGCGAGTATGTGCAGCTTAGACACATACATCTCTGCGTTGAACAATGACTGTATCGGTACCCACTTACCGAGGGCCGCAGACGTCTTGTTGCCAGCCGCGTTCACCGTGTAGAAGAACTGAAATACTTCTGTCACTAGAACAGCGTCGTCGTCCTCCGCAAGGTACTTGCAGACTAAGTCAGTGCCGCTGCTAGTCTTCATAAAGACTACTAGCGGTTCAGTCTGATCTCGTGAGTCTCGAATGGAAACTGCTCCTCGCTGTACATCTTGATCCTCTCCACCAAGTGTCTCAGGGTGTAGTTTCTCTTTCTTCCTACGCTTAGGTCGTCCGCTACGTCGAACAGCTTGCACCATGACTTACCTTCCGCATTCCTCAGCCCACGCCCTATGGACTGTAGCGTACGCACTCGACTCTTCGACGGGCTGGCGAAGATGATGTTGTGCAAGTTGCGTATATTTATCCCCGTGCTAAAAGTGCCGTAGCTCGCGACGATGATCGTGTCGCTCGTGCGCTCGGCCATCTCTCGCACTCGCTCTCGGTCCGTGACGTCCGTCTCGCCAGCGACGAACACGCACCTCTCGCTGCCTACGACTTCAGACGCCATGCTGTGCAAGACTCGCCCGTGAGTCTCGACTCGAGAGAACAGCACGAGGACGTTGCCCTTGAGAGACGTCGCTAGGTTAGTGATGAATCGGTTCCTAGGCGCGCACGACACTAGGTACTCGATCTCGTCGTTGTACTCTAAGTCCTGCAGGCTCTTACCGGCCTCGGGTGGGTGCTTGAGCAGAAGTATCTTAATCTTCAGCGGGGCTATGTGACCGCTCTCTATGAGCGACGCGGTGTCGGTGACTCGCTCGACTCTGCCAAAGAGGCCCTCTAGGACGAGCTGGTTGACCTCCGTCCCGTCGAGCGTTCCGGTCATACCGACGCGAACGGATACGTTAGGCATGCTCGTCATAACTTTGGTCAGGCTCTTAGCCTTGAACAGGTGCGCCTCGTCGCCGATGACCACTCTAAACTGAGAGAACCACTCGCTGGGCATCTCGTGTATCGACTGCCAGGTCGACACCACGAACTTGCAGTCGGTGTCCTTCTCGACCCCGCCCATGATCCCGTGCATAGGCTCAGTGTAGCCGTACGACGCGAAGTCACCGATCATCTGAGTCACTAGAGACTTGGTCGGAACTACGATCAGCGTCTTGTCGTCGTACCACCTCGACAGCATGTATGCTATGAGAGACTTGCCCGACGCTGTCGGCGACACGAGGACGCAGCGTCGGTGACGGACTGCTAGGGCCAGGGCTCGCACCTGCGACTCTCTGGGAGTCATCGGTAAGTTCAGAGACGCGGCGAACTCCTCGGCCTCTCGCAGAGACATCGAGTCGGTCTCCATACCGAGGGTCGTGACTTCGTAGCCGCGTGAGCCGGCGAAGTCGCGGATGCGATCGGTCAGACCCGCGTAGATCACTCGAGTCCTGAGGTTGAACAGACGAATCTTTCCGTCCCAGGCCCCGTACCTAAACTTTGGGTTAAACCTAGCGTTCGGAACCTCGAAAGTGAAGTGCTCGTACAGCTCGCGCGCGATCGAGTCGTCGCACACGCACCTGACGTAGTTCTCGTCTATCTTCTGTACCTCGATCATGCTCCGCCGTGAAACTTCTGCCAGTCTATCGAATTCTTGATGTGGAAGTTCCTAGTGTGTATCATCTTCACGATGTCGGTCAGGACGGCGACGCGCTCCTCGTCGATCTCTATCCTAGCGTCGGCCTCGATGATCGAGTCGTCGAGCTCGACGTGCTCTCCGACGTCTGACTTAAGGACTCTTCCTTGAAACTGCGCTCGACCGAGGCGCTCGAGCAGCTCGAGGTCAGCCCCTCCGCTGTACCACAACCTCAGGTCCCTCTCTAACCTACGCCTTAGGAGCCTACGCTCGCGAAGCTTCGACCGCGCCTCGCTCAGTATGGTAACGTACTTGCTGTGTAGGTTTGGTATGCGAATCGCTTCGGCGTCCAGCATGACGTTGTCGATGACCGCGTCCTTGGCCCACTCCTGGAGTATAGACTTTACGTTCATACGCCTCGAGCTCCATGATCAAACCCGGACTCATGGTACCACACCTTGGCCCATGTGTAAACTAAAAAGATCTGCTAGCGCAGTCTCTCTATGTCGTACCGACGGTACCTGAAGGACACGACGGCCTCTAGGTAGTCTATGCTCTCGGACGAGCTGTCGAACGTAAGCTCGCTAAGCTGTATCGGAAAGCAGTCGAGGAACCTAACGCTGACGTTGACGTTCTTATGGCTCGTGAGTATCTGCAGGACTGCGTCTGACTTGAAGGACGCTGCCGAACCCTCGGGCCCGACGCGAGGGGTCTGTGCGTTAGAGAACCTACGCGCCTGAGTGAAGTCTATCGGTCGACCCAGGGCCTGCAGCCAGTCGTACACTTCTATCCAGTTCCTGAGGTCCTCGTCGACCTTGAACCTGACGTCGAGCTGGGAGTACTCGAGCTTGTCTCCAGTCTGAGGAACGTCTCCGAGAGGAGTCGACATCGGGACGTACCCAGCGGTTATCCCAGGCAGGGTCACCGTCTGGCAGAAGTAGTTCACGTTCGGCAGGCGCTCGATGCGGAATCGAAAGCCTACCGGCGAGAGGAAGTTGGGATTCGTCGGCTGGTTCTGTACTGCGCTCATGCTGCTATTTATCTAGTACCAGCGCAATAAAAAACGCCCCCGGAGTCACCCCCGGGAGCGTCTCTTATTAGTATCGCAACCTTACATCAGGTTGGTGATGGACAGGAAGCGGTAGTAGATGTTGGCGTTGTTGCCGCCAGCCGCGCCAGAGTAGACGGAGCCGTCGGCCTGACCCGTAGCGAACGGGTTGCTGACGATACCGTACCTGGTCTTGAAGCCGATCTTCGGCTGGAAGGTGTTCTCACCGACCGCACGGACCATCTGCAGCGGGACGTACGGGCAGTAGAAGAGACCGGCGTCGAACGCGCTGGTGCCCTTGTAGCCGACCGTCGCGTACTGCTTGCTCGCGGTCGAGCTGAAGTACGGGTCGATGTAGACCTTGATGCGGCCGTTGAGCACGCCGGCGAAGGTGTTGCCGGTGTCGTCGACCTGGAGGTTGGCGCTCAGTGCCGGAGTGTAGTCGAGCACGCCTGCCATCTGCAGGGCCGACGCGACGTCGGACGAGCAGATCAGGACGTTGCCCTTACCACGCCTGGTCGACTTCGCGATCTGGTTGGCTTCGCGCTCGATCTGGAACAGGAGGCCCTTGAACTTCTCGACCATCCAACGGCCGTTGGAGTCGACGTCGAGGTTGAAGGTACCCGTCGTGTTGACGTTCTCCTGCGCGCCCGGGGTGGCCGCGTAGTTGATCGTACGAACGACCTCACGGTTGATCTCCGCGAGGATCTCAGCCGAGAGGATGTTCGCGAGCTCGGTCTCAGCGTCGAGGCCGTGGATGGCCTTGAGGTCCTGAGCCAGCTCCATGGTGTACTCAGCCTTGAGGGCGCGCGACACTGCGGTCACCGCGACCTTCTCGACCGAGAACGCCATCTGCTGGAACGCGTTCGCCGAACCGTCGCCAAGTGCCTCGGCGCGAGCCGTGGTCATACCCGACGAAACGGTGTAGCCCGTGCCCGTCGAAGCGATGGTGCGAGTCGTCGGGTCGTTAGACGACTGCGACTTACCGCCCGTGGTGTTAGCGACGATGAACTGCGACGCGGTGTTGCCGCCGGCCGACTGCGAGAACGTGGTGTTCGCCTCGTTGAACAGCGCCTCGGTGCCAGACTGCGTGCTGTAGCGGCTGCGCAGAGCGAAGATCAGTCCGGTCGGACCGGTCATCGGCTGGACGCCGCAGATGTCGTACGCGATGAGGTTCGGCATCGAGCGACGGACCAGGCTGATGAGGACCGGGTCGAAGATGTCGATCGAGCCAGCCGAAGCGGTCGAGCTCGACGCGCCCATAGCGTTGGCAGGAGCAGCTTCGCCCAGGAGCGTCACGCCGCGGTAGCCACCCGAGCCCATCGCCTCGGAGCGCGCCGCGATCTCCTGGTTCTCCAGGAGCTGAGCGACGACGTTGCGACGGTGAGTGTCCTTGATCTGAGGGAGGTCAGGGTGCTCGAGCACCGGGCCCCACTTCTTGATGGAGTCTTCGATAAGCATAGGCATTAGTCTTGTCCCTTCCTTAGTGTTACTGGGTTACTTCTTGCTTGTGCGAGAGATGGCAGCGACGTAGCCGGCCATCGGACCGGTCACGGGCGCCTTCTCCTCTGCCGAGTCCTCGACCTGCTCGTCGAGCATCACGCGGCGGGAAGTCTCGGTGACCTGCTTGGTGGTGAAGTAGCTCTCGCGGAGCTCTGCGATCTTCTCAGCGAACTGCTCGTCGCTCTCGTACTCGACGGCCTCGGAGAGACCGCGAAGCTTCTCGACCTGAGTGTCGGTGAGACCATCTGCAGCCTCAGCGACGATGCTGCCACGCTTGAAGCGCTCGATCTCCTCGCGGAGGCCGACGTTCTCGTGGATCTCGGTGCTGAGAGCGTCCTCGAGCTCCTCGACCTTGGTAGCGAGCTCGTCGACCAGGTCGACCTTCTCCTCGGGTACCGAGACGTAGTTCTCTTCGAAGACGCGCTTGATGCCGTCGAGGAGCGACTC